TAGGGTAATATGCAGATTGCCTGCACCCTCATTGAACACCTGGCAACCCAGCCTGCCTGTACTTGATGTAGCAATCGTTCCGTAGCTAGTGCTGGTAAATGTAGTCGGACCTGTTCCACCAGTTGTCGCGTTGGGCAATCGAATACCATCGGCCACATCCGCCTGGAGCGTGGTCAGTAACGCTTCGATGTCAGTTAAATTAACATTGATGACCGAAGTACCACTTGTGATGTTACTTAAGTCGGAAAGGATTTGATTTAATTGCCTGCCCATATATTTGTCCTTTTTAGTTTATCACGCTAGAGGGTGTTCATCAAGCGGCGGTGATGGTTATGATCCCACAAAAATAAGTGATGCGGGTTGATTGAGATAATCAAACCAATTTCCTTGACTTGGGAAAGAGTTCGTTGTTTGGCTTGGCGTTGTATTGTAAAAAGTTATGAAATCATTATCTCCAAGCATCTCCCATCTGCTTCCACTCCAAACTAACTTAAAGTCGCCATAATCGCCAAACCGCCCTATGTCTTGCTTCGGAAATGCCGCCCCATCATCAATAAATGCTGGATACCCCGCCGCTCCAGATTGGAGGGTGATGGTATTTGTTGTTGCCGTAGGAATCCCGCTGGGTGCGGCTCCAGCCTTAACCTTACTAACGGCTTGCACGCCTAATCCTAGAGATAGTCTTGGCATATAATTAAAATGCAATCATCCGCCAAGGGATTGAACCTTGGGCTGAATGACTGCGAACACAATTAACCAGCTATGTAGCCGATCACCTTGCCAGTTCCAGCAGTGTAGCTGTTAAACTCGCCATAGATGATGTTGCCTGAGCCAATCGTCACGCCTGTCAGAGTGCCATCGAATCTACCGCTAATCGCGCTAAACGTGGTATCTGAAAGCATTTGGATTGCCCAGTAGCCAGCTGCCACAGTTCCAGTTGTCCCTACGGAGAATCCGTACTGACCTTGGAACTTATCTAATGCGCGGGACATTAGGTGTGGAGGGCAATCCGATAGGACGTGCCGTTAAGAGTCACGTTCAAGGACGCAGGGGAAGTAGCAACAGTGTTAACTGTGCCACCGCTGGAACTTGCAGTAAACTCAATGACGTTGGTGAATTTAGTGCCATCAATTCTGACAGCCTTATTCTTCGCCTTTAATGGACTGCGAATAAACTCATTGCTCATATTTTTTTCTCCTTAAAGTTGCACGTTTGATACTATCTGGCGTGTACTTACTTTTGAACCTACTACCAAGCTTTTGTTCCTGGCGGTAGTACCCCTTCATCAAATTTGTTTCATTAACTCCCAGCGGGTTGTCGAGGGGTTCGCCAACACCCACTAGGGTCAATTTTCGAGGGACTGTGAATCTTTTAAGGTAACGAGGGACCGAATCCCTTTCGGCTACTGTCTTTTCGAGTTCGACAACTTTTCCATTTCTGGTGTCCTCGTACTCGTAAACAGGCATTAGCTATAGTTTTCCTTATCAGATTCCTCGGCCATCTTCATCATCTTGTCTTCCTCGGAACTGTCTTCACCTTCAGCCATGTCTTGCGACATATCTTCGGGCGCACCATCAGTAACAGCGTTCTCCACATCAATGTGGGCAACGCCATTCTTAATCATGCTGACAATTCCAGTAAGCTCAACAGAATCGCCAACCTCTGGTGATACATTCTCTTCACCTTCGTTCATTTCAAACTTAGAGATAGGAAGCATTACCATTCCAGATTTTGTCATTTTATTCATTGGTTTCTCAGATGAGGAAGAGGCTGGGGAGGTTTTACCCTCCCCAGCTTTCCGAGGACCCATAGCTATTACTAGGGTTCCCATGTGATTATCAGCTGTAGTTAGACTTCGCAAAGATCACTCGGAAGAACCGAGGATCGAGTTGCTTGGCCGCATAGAACGTCTTGAAGGACGCTACGATGCGCTGTCCGTAAGGATCAGATTTGTCAGCCGCATCAAGGATCGTGACCTTCGGGGAGAAGGGCGAGCCAGAAGCTGCGATGCTGGACAAGTTAGGAACACCAAACGCACCACCACCGAGGAGGATGCTGGCATAACCAGTGTTAACGCCAGTTGTTCCAACGCTGAGTTCGGCAACACCAGAGGCAGAGGTATTGAAGGTTTGCACGTTGGTCGAAGAAATGACCGACACGCCAAACAACTTTCCAATTTCACCTTTGAAGATTGCATCGGGATTCGAATAGCTCGAAACCTTCAACCAATCATCGTCCTGCTGGAGATCCCGAATCACGGCAGGGTGCGCTACGAGAGCGTATCCGTCCTTGATTTTGGGAGCGCGGTTAATGAACAATGCAGTCGCACCATCGAGCAAGTCGGTGGCGGTCATTGCGCTGTTAGCAACCGAGCCAGTAGCCCAGGTCGTTCCGTTAGTGCCATTCTGGGCATAACGAGCATACGATTTAACGGCAACACCTGTACCAGTGCTGGTCGAGGAATCCTGGACCAATGCGCGGTTACAGAGGGTATCGGCGTGCAACGCTGCATCTTCGCCGAGTTGCTTAGTGGCCTGCGCCAAATGCGAGAACAATTCGGTGGCGAGGATTACATCGGTGAGGATGATCTTGCTGCCGTATTGCACAAGCGTGGCTTCCACTGAAGACAACGTGAGATCACGCTCGTCACCAGAGGCAGGAGTCGTTCCTTCCGATAGCTCGGAGATCGCAGAGATGCTGGGATCACCGAAGCGGAAGAACCGAATCGTTTTGTTACCACCAGTTTTCGTGGGGTAGGGGGTTTTCATTGCGAATTGCTCCATCTGGAGCAATGGGATTGCACGTTCCAAGAGCATCTTGGAGAAGTACGTCTGGAACTGTGCGCTGACTGAGCCTGTCGTTACCATATAATTTAATTACCTTTTGGGTTGTGACTATCTGTTTCTGTCAACTTCGCCAGCCATCTTCATCAATTCACGTTCTTGCTCATCGAGCGAGAGTTCGTGAAAAGCTTTAGTCTTGGCTGGACCTGTCGGTTGTCCAGAACCAGGTGTAGTCGCTTTTCTGAGTTGAGCCAATTCTGACTCATACTCTGCAACCTTCTTCTTCAACTCGGAAGCGGTCTCCGCCTGAAGCTTTACCTTTGCGATGCCAACCGCATCCTTGATCCCCGCTGGGTAGTTGCGAAGGATGGCGTGGTTTTGTAGCATCTCAGATACTGCTTTGTAGAGTTGGCTTTTAGAATCTTTAAGGTCTGGGTTAGAATCTACTTCTTCAAGTAGGTTTTTATCCCACGCTGACTTTAGTTCAGCTTGAGTTTTCTGCTCAACCTCTTTGCGATCCTCAGATTCGATTTCAGTGGACTTTTGTTCTGCGAGTTTTGCAAGATCATCGCGGCCTTCGTCACGATAGCTTTTTGCCGCTTCCCTGTAATCCTCCGCAGTAAAGCGGCGGTTTCCAGTTTTCTGCGCCTCAGAACCAGATTGCGAAGTCTCTCGTTGGGCTTTGGCCTGTTCGATTGATTCACGCTCTGATTTGAGTCTTGCTTTTTCCTCTCTAACATCATCCCACTCTTTTTCGAGTCTGCTCTTTGCCTTCTCATATCGGGTAGGCTTCTTTTGTTCGGAAGCCGATTCCGAGTTGTTTTCTGAAGGTTGCGTTGTTAAAGAACTTTTTGCTTCTTCGGATTTCTCCTTAGAGGCTGGAACCTCATCCGAGGTTCCTAGTTTGTTTGTTTCGGCTTCTCCAGCAGGCGCGGGTTTCTGCTCGGTATCTCCGCTGGCCTTTTCTGTAGCAGTTGTTTCTACTTTGGCTTTTTCGTCTTCCTTAGGAGTGGGATTAAAATCCCGTCCTTCGTCAGCCGCTTGCGCCATCGCCAATACATCCGCTTCAGTCAGGTTGTTTGAATCTGCCATTTGACCCTTTCTTACGCTTGTAGGTAGGGAGTCAATCTACCCAAAGGTTATTCGGCTACTGGTTCATCCGATCCATCCCCATAGCCTGAGACGGCGGAGTTAAGTTTTTGAGATGCGAGCGATTCTAAGGTCGCAACACACCCTCTGAATCCTTTAGCATAACCACACGCATCCGCAAGTACATCATGCTTCTTCATCACAGCAGATGCGTTCTGGCGTAGGGTTAGGTTCAAAAGTATGAGACTAAGCTTCTTGCCTGTGGGTGTGGATAAAAAGCCTGTCCACGCCTTCTCGTCCTCGTCTTCCCACTTAGGTTCGTTGATCCATTCTTGGTTGCGTATGAATGCTAGTGCTGCTTTTAGTTTTCTCATAGCTTTATACCCCATGAATCCCCTTGAAATAAAACTGCTTCC